GTAGAAATGAATGAAGATGCTCCAATAGATGCTCTTCCTTGTGGTTTCTTAGGATATACATTTAGAGAATACGCAGGTGCTAGACCACCATTCCCAATATATAAAACTAAATACGATTTCCCTGGTGAAGTTGTATATAACCCACCTTTTGGTACATCAACAGGTACTGATGATGCAACAAGAAGTGCGGGTGATAATGTACGTAGAACTTATTTAGGTATTTCTGACACAATAGGTATTGACCAAGATTTTTACTATTATAAAGGAAAACAATTACCGTTGAATATCTGTACAGATACTACTGGTGATGATTGGGCTTACAGAACTAAAGGATTCCATATGGACATCAACGCAAGTGTAATCACCATTCCAAATGCGTTTGCTACAAGTGGGACACCAGCGTTCTATGTTGGTTCTGCACCATTTACAAGTGACCCTGATAGTCCTGATAATCCATATTATAGATTATTCGCACGTAAATTCTCATTACTTGTGAACGGAGGTTTTGACGGATGGGATATCTATAGAGAATACAGAACTAACCAAGATAGATTTGGATTAGGTAAAACAGGTTATTTGAGAGGAGCTTGTGCGTCTCTTAAATACCCAACAGCGACAGGATGGGGAGCATTCAAACAAATATCTGTAGGTGATAATACTTCAGATTGGGCAAATACTGACTATTACGCTTACAAATTAGGTATTAGAACATTTGCAAACCCTGAAGCGGTTAACATTAACGTGTTTGTAACTCCAGGTGTAGACTATGTAAATCATTCAGATATTGTTGAGTTTGGTATCGATGTTATTGAAAATGACAGAGCGGATTCAATTTATATCTGTACAACACCTGACTACAATATGTTTGTTCCTTCTGCAAGTGATATGTTAGACTTTATTTATCCACAAGAAGCGGTTGATAATCTTGACCAAACAGGAATTGATTCTAACTATACTGCAACTTACTACCCTTGGGTATTAACAAGAGATTCTGTTAATAATACACAAATCTACTTACCACCAACAGCGGAAGTTACAAGAAACTTAGCCTTAACCGATAATATTGCATTCCCTTGGTTCGCAGCGGCAGGTTACACTCGTGGTATCGTAAATGCAATCAAAGCACGTAAGAAGTTAACTCAAGAAGATAGAGATATCCTTTACAAAGGAAGACTCAATCCAATTGCAACTTTCTCAGATGTTGGAACTGTAATTTGGGGTAACAAAACTTTACAAGTTAGAGAGTCAGCTCTTGATAGAATTAATGTAAGAAGATTGTTGTTACAAGCACGTAAATTGATTTCCGCGGTTTCTGTTAGATTGTTATTCGAACAAAATGACGCAATCGTTAGACAACAATTCTTAGATGCTGTTAATCCTATCTTAGATGCGATTAGAAGAGATAGAGGTTTATACGACTTCCGTGTAACAGTTTCTTCAGATGCTGCCGATTTAGATAGAAACCAAATGACTGGTAAGATATATATTAAACCAACAAGAAGTTTAGAATTTATCGATATAACATTCTATATCACACCAACAGGTGCTTCTTTTGAGAACATCTAATATCAAACTTAAAATTAAAAACCCCCACCAAAAATGGGGGTTTTTTTATTTGTCTAATATTTATAATATAATATGAATAAAGACTTTATTATAAAAGAAGGTATTGGGGAAGATGAAACCCCGGATTTAAAGTACTATGCTTTTGATTGGGATGATAATATCCTTCAAATGCCCACAAAAATAATCTTAAAGGATAAGGATGGGGATGAAGTGGGTATGTCAACTGAAGATTATGCAAAATATAGACATACTATAGGTATAGAACCTTTTGATTATGAAGGACATAAAATAATTGGATATTCTGATGAACCTTATAAATATTTTGGGGTTAAAGGAAATAAACAATTTATTATCGATTCATTAATAGCAAAACCCTCAGCGGCTTGGGGTGATTTTGTTGAGGCAATAAATGGAGGTTCAATATTTTCAATTATAACTGCAAGGGGACATAATCCTGAGGTATTAAAAGAATCTGTTTATAATTTAATTATATCCAACAAAAATGGTATTAATTCTAATCAATTAATAAAAAGTTTAGAAAAGTACAGAAATTTAACTGATAGTGAAACATTATCAAAAAAAGATATGATTAGAGAATATTTGGAATTGTGTAAATTTTATCCAGTAACTTTTGGACAAGGTTCCGCAGCAAAACCCGAAGAACTTAAAGTTCAAGCAATGAAAGAATTTATTCAATATGTTAAAGAAAAATCTTCCGAGTTACAAAAGAAAGCTTATTTAAAGAATAAAGTATCTAATAAGTTTGTACCCCAGATAGGTTTTTCAGATGATGATTTAAAAAACCTAGAAAAAATGAAAAAACATTTTAAAAATGAACCAATGTTAAAAACATATTCAACACATGGAGGTATTAAAAAGAAATATTAACTGGATTCTAGTAAAGAATAATTTTAAAAAAATCAAAGTAAAGAGATAATTATTAATCTCGATATATTTATAGAGAAATAAACAAACAAAAATAAAAATTTAAAATAATATTACAATGGCTGATTTACTAATGAAAATGCCGATTCCTTATGAACCCAAAAGACAGAACAGGTTCATTTTAAGATTTCCATCCACTTTAGGAATAAATGAATGGTTCGTAGAATCTGCTTCAAGACCACATATAACAATTAACTCAACTGAAATTCAATTCCTTAACACATCTACATATGTGGCAGGAAGATTCACTTGGGGAACTATAAACTGTAAATTTCGTGACCCTATCGGACCTTCAGCTTCTCAAGCATTGATGGAGTGGGTACGTTTATGTGCAGAATCAGTTACAGGTCGTATGGGTTACGCAGCAGGATACAAGAAAAACGTTGACTTAGAAATGTTAGACCCAACAGGAGTTGTAGTTGAGAAATGGATTTTAGAAGGTACTTGGTTACAAGACGTTAACTTTGATACTGTTGCTTATAATAGTGATGCTATTGCAAGTATTACTGCTGTTTTGCGTCCAGACCGTTGTATATTGGTTTATTGATTTTTTCAAATATTTTTCAAAAGTTCCATATACTATTTATGGAACTTTTTTTATTTTTAGTAATGTTAATACTTATATATAATGACTGCCGATGATAACAACATTAGTGGTTTTACTTGTTTTACATGTGGTAAAATTTTTCAAACAGAGGAAGAATTTAAAAACAGACACAAAAGAAAAGTAAAATCAGAACTAATCTTACCGAATGAAGAAATCTCAAAAGATTCATCTAAAAATACAAATAGTATTGATTTATCGTCATTATGAATTAAAATTTAAAATAAAAGAGTATTATGGATAAAAGTTTATTCGATGCCGGAACGGCTGATTTCAATTTACCACACGATGTGGTATCATTACCAACACAAGGGGTATTTTATAAATCAAAGAAAAAATCTGTTAAAGTAGGTTATCTTACTGCAAATGATGAAAATTTGTTAATTAGTGCGAGTAGAAATCCATCTAAAGATGGTATCGTGTTAAATTTATTAAGAAATAAAATATATGAACATGATTTACGACCTGACGAATTATTAGATGGTGACATTGAAGCTATCCTAATATTTTTAAGAAATACTTCTTTCGGTCCTGAATATAAATTTTCAATTACAGACCCTTCAACAGGTAAACCATTTGATAGTGAAATACTTTTGGATGAATTAAATATTAAACAAGGTACAGTTAAACCTGATGAAAATGGTTTATTTACGACAACATTACCTCGTTCAGGTGCTCAAGTTAAAATTAGACCACTTAGTTTTGGTGAAGTTATGGAAATCGGAAGACTTGAAGAACAATATCCTGTTGGTAGAACTGCACCGACAGTTACTTGGAGATTAAATAAACAAATACAAGAAGTGAATGGAGACTCTGATAGAGGTGTGATAAGTCAATTTATTGATTCGTTACCAATTATGGATTCAAAACATATCAGAAAGTTTTTAAAAGATAACGTTCCTTCTTTAGACTTAACAAGAAATATTATAGCCCCGTCTGGAGAAAAGGTAACGTTTGAGATTACCTTTGGGGTGGACTTTTTTCGGCCTTTCTTCTAAATATAACCAAGTTTTAATTGACGAATATCGTATTCTGTCAAAGTTTAATGGAGTTTCATATTCCGACTTCTTAATCCTGCCAGTTTATTGGAGAAAATATATGATTGATAAAATCATAGAGGAAAAT